TGCATTGTCTCGCACCTCTCCTCATCCTCGCTCACTACCTGATATATCTGTAGATGTTTGATAGGTACGGCATGGTCAGCGTCAGTGATAAGGCAGTGTCCTGCCTTCCACTTCTTTCGGGTGTCCACTAGATTGTCTCCGCTACAAACTTACGACAACCTATCAGATACTTCACATCCATATCCTTCAACGACTCCTGCATTGCAACAGAGAAAGTCTTACACTCCCTCTCTGTTTGGAATGCCTTGTCGTGTAAGTGGGGAGGACTGAACTCTCCATTCATGGACATGACAAACACCATAACATATATACTAATCATGCACACCCCCTCTTAGCAAACTCTATCTGTAGTTCAATACAATGCTTAGCCTTCTCTAAGTCTTCAATGTGATTGCCCTTGTTACGGGTGAGGTACTTATTCACCTTGGTGTAGAGGGCAGAGCGTACACCGTAGTACCCGAAGTTCTCATACGTAAGATCTAGCGGCTGGATGCCTAGCTCAGTGTAGTGACCACCCCCTACTTGTTTGCGTGATGCCTTAGCTACTGCATCCCATTCTGCTGGTGTTACATCGTTTAATGATCTCATTACACATTACCCCCACGTAGGTTACTTGTATCAACAGCCTTCGGACTCTTACCCCATGACCCACAGCTCTCACAACGGAAGCGTCTGAACTTACTAGCGTTCGTATATGAGTAGCCCCTGTACTGTATGTGCTTACCACCACAGCTAGGACATGTATCCCTCTCACCACTGTACAGCTGACGGTTAGGATGGTTGGTCATCCAAGGCAGTAGCTTCTCATACAACTCTTCCAATAAGAATACATCCTGTATGTTGTACTTCTCCATACGTTTCTGACAATCCTTATCACCATCCATACATCCTTGCCAGAGCTTCATGCCCTCATGCTCTACCTTCTGTCCTATCCCTAGCTGCTGTGCTACATAGTCTAGCTTGCGTGATGCAGGCTTGAACTTCTGTCGCACTGTCTGTAGTAGATCAATCTCCCTATATGGAGCAGGAGGTGTGCCGTCCATCTGTAGGAACTCCCAGTTGAGGGTAGGTACATCGAACTTCTTACCGTTGTAGTGGATGACAGCATCAGCCTCGTCTAGTAGATCCCAGATGCGACCGATGTAATCCTTTGTGCCGTCCCACTCAGCACCGAAGAAGAACTCACCCTTAGGTGCGCCCACCCATCGTGCTGCCCAGCAAGCAGTACGTCCTGCCTCAACTATCTGGTTGAGTCCGATGCGCTGATCGAACAGACCCCAGCAGTATGCCTTGTGCGGGTAAGTTTCTATATCTAACATTAAAGTTTTCATTCAGTATCTTCCTGTGTATTAGGTGATAGCTTGCTGGCGATAACAAGCAGTGTTGCAAAGGGTAGGAATACAAACCATACTAATACCATGAAAGGTACGGTGAGTATTGTTGTCCCTATAATAATCGTCCAGTTGTATACACTGTTAAGTATGTCTCCTAGTTTCTCAATCATTTCTTAGCCTCCTGTGTCTTCTTGTCGTGGCATGTCTTACACAATACCTGTAGGTTGTCAGCCTCACAGAACAGTGTCTCAACAAACCGAGGAAGGTCAGAGTATTCCTTCAGGCTACCACACTCCTTGATGTGGTCTACTGATACCTCGCTACCCTTCTTCCAGTTCTTGCAGCTTGCACACTTGTACTCGAACCGCCTTCGCTTGTCGCTGCCCTTGTACGGACGCTTAGCTGCATTCATTACATCATACTTAGGTGGCCACTTCATACTCTTCTGCCTCAATCCACTGCGTATGAAGCTGAAGTACCCTGCCTCAGTATACCTGCCGCCCCCTCTAGTCTTCGGTACTCTACTCCCCATCCCTATCTCCCATTGTTGGTATCTCCCACATCACTGGCTCACCCTCACTGTCCAGCTCTCTCACCATCCATAACAACCTACCCATCTCAAGCATGTGTGTCCTCCACTCATCCCCATGCTTCTCCTCATACGCACCTTGCACTGCCTTGAACAGCTCCTCCTCTGTCTTACACTCATGCAATAGATCGTATGCCTTGACTGGGCCACACCTCTCTAGCCCTAAGATGTTGTCAACAGTGTCACCTGTCAGTAGCTGAGAGTAGAAGAACATCATACCTGTACCACGTAGCTTCTTCTTCTTCCCCTCAGTGATGGACAATGCACCGAAGCTATCCACCTGCTGTAGTTGAAACCCTGCTTGAGCACCTGACTCCCATCCGTAGTGCCACCCCTCTACCATCCTCAAGTCCTTATCCCTTGTACATATCACAGTGTCCTCACCCTGCTCAATAGACATGGCATCATCAGCCTCCATACCCTCCACTAGTACAGCCTGTGGTAGTGACAGTGTGTACTCCCTAAGATTAGCGTAGTGCCAAGGTTTCTCTGCCTTACGGTTGCCCTTGTATGGCTTGGTAACAGCTATGTCGAATCGGAAGTTACCCTTGCCTGTGATGTAGAGGGTGTAGCTGTCTGCCCCAACAGCAGCTACGATGTCCCTCACCTTGTTGTCGAACACTTCCTTAACGAAGTCGAAGCCCTTTATATCCTCATCCATCTCCGCTACAGCTGCACACTCATACAGCAGCACGTCCCCATCAATCAATGCCTCCATCTTCTACCCCCTCAATTACACTACAATTTACCGTGTACTCATCCAGCAATCGGACGTCACACTCTGTTATCTCAGTCCCCTCATCGACACACTGCCAGTAGGTGTCCACTATACGTGAGTAGCATTCCATCTTAGTCTCAGTGATAGCCGTTACATCATCGCAGGCTATACACACAGAGAAGGGGAACAAAGTTAGGGCTATAAAATTTTTCACAATTTTTTCCTCATGTTGAGGGACATCCTTGTCCCATGTGTTAGTTATCCGTAAGGATTAACGGCTGGCTCTTGCACTGCTGGCTGTGCTGCCACTGCACCCCCTGTCAGTGTTGCCTCAAGCAATGAACCCTCGAAGTTAATGTTGCCCTTGATCTTCTCCTGTAAGAACTCAGGGAAGCTGTTGAACACTCCCACATCAGGGTTGTCAAGACTGAACACCGTCTGGTCATTCACCAAAGGCGCTACCTCCATGCCCTTCATGATCGGTGATGTGCTTCCGATGTTAGCGTAGACAATCGAGGGATCATCTCGCTTAGGGTTGTGGACAATAGTGAGGGCTACAGGTAGACCCACCATCATCTCCCAATCTCCTTCCATGTGCTTGGTAGGATCGAGTGCTAAGTATCGTTGCGTACTCTTGGCTCGGTCAGCACCTAGGCTGTAGAAGGGGAAGTCCTCGCTGATCCATCGTGGTTTAGTGACATCATCAGCTCCGTTCTCATCCTTCATAAACTCAGTGGTGAGTTCATAGGTACATCGGATCATCTGGATAGGGTCTTTAGCCTCCCCCTTATAAGGACGACGTGGTTGTACACCAAGGTCAATCACCTGTACTAGACGAGCAGGGTATGTACCTACTGCTACAGGATCAGGACGTTTACCACCACCAGTGGATGCTTTAGCTGCGTTCAATGACATAATATATTCCTCTTTGATTTAAGTTTTGATTTCGTTTCTGAGTAAGTCTGATTGTTTATTTCATAGTTCCTCCTCGTCAAGTTCAGGGTAGTGCTCACCCACCATGTCGTACAACATTCGCGCCACATCTTCATTGTCATACCCCTTCATGTAAGAGTTAGGGCCGAAGGCTAAGTCATACATCATACATATAAGCTCACCATTATCTAACACCTTCTGTTTGTTGCACCCTAACGATTTATCAATGTGTTTCATACCAGTTGATACCTGCATCTGCTTCTCCTTTCTGTGGACATTTAAGTTGTAACCTTCTACCTGCTTCTGCTATTGCTTCCTCTGCTAACACACTATACTCCTCTACACAATCATCCCTCACCTCCGCCTGAATTTCATCATGGACATTAGCTACATACCCATACTCTACACCATGTGTCCATCCCTTGTCAACAAGCCATCCGTCTAGTATAACGAGAGCGTGTTGCATAAGGACAGCCTCCATCCCTTGTAACAAGTACACCAGTATCTGATGCTCACTACTCACAGCTATAGGCCTGCCATCTACACCTGTCACTACACCGTTGTAATAATCTAACCTTCCCCAATCATTCGGCTTGTGACTAGCTGTCTTCCTCCACTCCTTAGTTAGTTTATCTAATAGCGCAGCCAGTTTAGGTAGCTTACTAAGGAACTTCTCCTTGATAGCCTTACCATCCTTAGCTGTACCCTTAACAATCTCCCCCTGTCTCTTATACACATCTCCGAGCCCACGAGACCGTACTAGATCTCGTATGCCGTCTTC